CTCTTCATCTTGATTAACGAGCAGACCAAAGGTATGCGTATAGTTACGCTCTGGCTTGTGTTCGGCCCAACCACCATCGGTATATGAATCTAACCATGTAACTTCAACAAGTTTCATATCTCACCTAGTATAGTATGATTAGCCCATAAGACTAACATTAAAGGTATACCTATTATAAATAGGATCATGAGAAGGGCGAACATTAGTTCGCCCTTTTTCATTTGAGGTACGGATTAATCTGTGGCTTGTCTCTGCCTTTAAGTTTGACAGGACCGGGTAAGAACCAGCCTAATACCATCGGTATGATTATCACCAGAATAAGTAGCCACCCGCCCATCGAGGCTAGGTCACCGAGCAAGGTCCAGAAGTTATCTGGCGCACAGTTATCCATGTTCACCCCCTTCGATTGCCCTTTTATCATCACTTCCGTCGCCACATCGCCCACAAAGGCACCCGTCGTGGCGCCCAGTATCGGCGCAGCTGCACCCGAACTCAATACAGTCGCCACAGTCGCACCTCCCCCGGCTGCTATCGCTGTAACTCCTGCTTTCTTTAGTGTCGTGCATGAGATTAAGAGGACCGAAGCGGTCGACCAAGATATTGCCTGTAGGCCAACTAGACAACCTCTGGGGAGGACCACCATCCGCTCACCCAACCTACTAATGCTATTACAACTAGCACGCCAACAGCTACCCAGAATTTCTTTCGCTTTGATAAGTCTTTCCATTTGTCCATGTTGTCTCCTATAGTGTAAAGCTATTGCCACAACCACAGGAACTAGCGCCTGTAGGTGGTGTGAAGTGAAAGGTAGGACGGAAGGGATCATCAATCCAATCCATCACTGCATCATTCAATAATTCCAAAGAGGTGCGATCTGAGAAGATTGTCTCTGTTATCATGGTAGCATCTTGTGGTAAGTCTGTAGTGGGAGACAGCTTGATTTGATAGCCTGAACATCCGCCACCTTCTAAGTATATACCCAAGAAGCCTTCGCCATTTAGTGTGGCGTCTACTTTCTTTTGTGCGCTCTCTGTTATTTTCATAATGAGTGAGGTTGTCAGCAGTGTCTCCCAAACCTAGCTAGTCTTTGACAGACGACGCGCCAGAGACAACCCCACTTTAATCTAATACTTTTGCGACTACGATGTTTCGATCTTTGTTCAGCTTCAGCTCTACGGTACGCTTCTCGCAAGTAAACCTCGTCTTGCCGGAGGCCGTGTCCTTCCAGCCATTTCTCTTTAATGTGCGCTTCATACTCAAACATCCTGACATTCCCAACTCAACCCATTGCCCGTCATCATTCTCATAGTGACCCATCCACTCCTTTAGATTATCGTTCATGTATAATAGTAAGACAAACATTACTTCCATTAGTGTACTCCATTGCTGAACTTTATTTGTGCAACTTTATCCTTTAGTATCTCTACCTTCTGCTCCAACGATTCGATTCGTTGTCGATAGAAGTCTAAGGTAAGTGCTTGTTGTCTGTCGAATGGAGCATTGCCAGACTCCACATTATCCAGTAGTTTCTCGAACTCACCAGACAGATGCTCGATGAGCATGAACTGTTCGGCGTCCGCCGGAAGAGCGCCCAGTTCCCCTCTGGGCCACTTAATTCTGAACTCCGTATTCTTTGTGAGGTCAGCTTGCATTAAGACTTGATTGGTTTCAACCACATTCAGTCTCTCAAGTATACCAAAGTAACCCCATGCTCCCACACATACTGTACCTATTAAGCCAATCAGATTTCTAATCGGCATTCCAACGCTAGTCTTGTCGCTTAGACTAACATCATCCACCATATGGATTGCCCTTGGATATCTGCTCCGGGCTACCTTTTGCCATCATCTCAAATATAGATTCATGCTGAACCATGATCTCATTATCCACATCTCTTAGTGCAGCATCAGCCTGTTCCAGTTTATCTATAGCCTTCCATAGTTCCTCAACCTTAAAGTTAAGGACATCAAGACCAGACACCGCTCTCTGTATCTCGGTCTGGAACTGGTCTGACTTGTCAACAAGGCCAGACAGTCTCTCCACCTCAGATGATAGACCGCTAGCCCACCATATAGCACCTACAGATTGGGCAATAAGGAATAAGGCTAGGGTTATTACTCTTGAATCTACATTCATTATGATTCCTCAAAATCTTCTAGGTCTACTTGGGGAGGTGCCATTCCTTCAGGTCTATCAAACATCTTTAGATTCTGTCCAGAGAATACTATGCAAGTTCTATCCTCTCTAACATGAAGGACAGCAGCAGTCTGAGTGTTAGGATTATGCAACACCACTATGCCTGTGGTGGGACTCTCCTCAAACGTCATGGAGATATGTACTGCATAGTCTGTGGTAAGTGCGCTCATCATTTCTGTCATACCCGGCGTACAAATGGATGGGTAGGGTATCATCAGTTGTTTAGCACCTTCAGGTGGTCCCGCTAGTATAGACGGTGATAGAAGTAATGTGAGTATAGTTAGTAAAGTCCTCATCTCTCGTAATATCTGCTGTAATGAGGATACTTTGGTTCTCTTCCCATTTTAATATCCAGCTTTGCTCTCCTCTCAGCAGCCTCATGATCCTCGATTAATTTTAGAAGTTCTGAGGCTCGCCTAAACTGCCCTGATTTTTCAGCCTTGTGTAGATAATATTTTAGGCTTCTCAAGTCTCTATTGAAATTCTTTACCTTGTACTTTCTTCCCTCACCAGCAGACACATAGTATGGACGTATTCCAAGAGCGTATTGCATGAATCTAACGCCGGCCGGTTGATCTCTTGTTGACTCTCTAGGTGTCCCACCAAATTCATACTTACCCTTTATAAGTTTTCCAATTCCGGGTATAGGTAGATTGGGAACCTCAAAACCTATCAACGGTTGTTCCATCCCCCAAGATTTTGTTCTTGTCCATTCGCCGGTTTCTTCATCTTTAGTAGCTTCTCCGAACATGCCAAATGGGTTAGCCCTATTAATTTCTGCAATTGGAACAAGTAGTTGTGCAAGGTGTGCCATGCGAACAGGCATTCTCACCCCAAGGAAATCCGTGGTTTGTCCCTTCGTCTGCTCTATTTGCTTATTACGAAACGTGTCATAGTTATTCATCATTTCGTAAGGCGTCTTAAACATTGGCGTCAGCATTTCACTGAACATCTGTTTAAAGTCTGTAGTTCTCTCTATATCAGCAATGGGTAAGTAGTTAAGCATCCTGTACATCTTCCAGACCTCGCCCTTCTCTTCTTTATCCATATAGATTGGTACGCCACGATTATAAAACTCGTAAACATCCTCGGAATCTGGCCTTCCCTTTTCAAACTCTAGCTGAGTTCTAGTTATATCTAATTTTCTACCCCTTTCTGGGTTCTTCCACAAAGCAATAATCTGAGCGGGGATATTTTTTCTCGTCCATGTATAGAATGGCATTACCCTTTTCATCACACTTCTTTCAAATGGAGAAAGATCAGAGTAATCAAACAAAGATTTCTTAACCATATTCGCGGCATCATCAAGTGATCCGGTTTTCTTAAACGCATCCATAAAGACAGCAAGCCTAGCATTATCCTCTATTACATTACCAATCTTAAAACCACCTCTCAACATTACATTCTCAGTGGTGGGTGTAAGTAATGCCCTTGCCTTTTCAGCGGCTGTCATCGCAGCAAGACCACCCTCAGACGCACGCTCCAAGTCTCTTTCAAGGTTATACAAAACATCACTACCAACACCATATTGACCCTTACCAAATACGCCCCGTTGCATGGCCTCATCCATAACCTCTTGATAAGTTAGGTCTGATCCGGGAACCTTGTCATTGAGGTTAAAGTTGCCCACATCAACTCTACCAGTCTGCGGGTCTACCTTTGCCCCCATCTTCCTTGCATAATCAGGATTAACTTTATGCAAAGCAGCTATCTGCATCTGTCTTGCAGTATTAAATGCCCTTGGGTCTTTTAGCCCAGCAATAGTATACGCATTCCAAATGTTACCAACAAAGTTTCTCATATGGTAGGCCGGTCTTACACCAAGAGTCCACATCTTCCATACGTTTTGTAATTGATCGGCATATTTTAGGAAGTCATTAAGTGGGTCTTTCCCCCTTAATATATTCCTTTGGCTCTCTATAGTTCTTGCTAAATGCTTTGGAAACTTTACATCCGGTATTCCATCTATCGTCACAAAATCCTTTGGGTATCTCCCATCAGGAAATTCATCGGCATAGCGACCAAATTGCTTAACACCATCATTGAAATTTACATAAGCTATCTCTTGTGCGCTTCTTGACTGACGTAAGGCGCGGAGCAACGCAGGATCGTGATGTAGGAATTGATCCACATCTTTTTGCATCCTTTCATTTATTTCGCTGATCGTCCCGCCATGTTTTCTTCTTAATGCGTGGGTAGAACTTACGGGTCGTGTCCACCCTTTCCAACCACCCTTCATGGCTCTCCGGGCGTGAATGGTTGCAACATGTGGAATATACCCCTCGATCCCCAACTCTTCCGCACGTTCAATTAGATCGCCAATATCTACACCAGCTTCCTGCTCAAGACGTAATATCTCATCATAGGCATCCATATCTTCCTTGGCTACCCTAGCGGCATCATCACTTAGTCTTGCCGTGATACTGTCTGATGTACCTATCGTACCATTTTCTATGTCATCTATGATTGACTTATTAAGGTCATCAACGCTGATCCCGGCATCATCTGCAATCTTTTTTAGCTCTATCTGTCTAGACCGCATGAATTCTTCGGCCTTCCCATGCGCCCCTTTAAGCCTATCGCGGAAAGCGTCCGCCATTCTCTTGATCTGTCTTGCTTCCCCCATATGGATATTCAAGGCGTTAGCCAGAGTAGACGCAGACATTCTATGCGCTAGATTTACAAGACCCTCACTTTTAGAGAGTTGTCTTCCAGCACCTTTTACACCAGCCTCAATCGGACCTGTAATCAATCTATGCGCCCCATGAGTAAGTGGGTCGCTCAACCAGTCAAGGGCAAATCCTAATCCAAATGAGGTCAAAGGATGATTCTTCCTGAAATTTTCACTAAGGAAGTCTTGGCCTCTGGTTTCATCCTCATAAGTAAAACCCTCTTTAAGGCCAGCCACACCCTCTTCTATGGCTCTTTGTGGTATAGGGAATCCACCGGGACCGGTAAGAATCCTACCCTTCCAACTCTTCGGGTCTTTCCATGCCTGACCCCCTCTCTT